AAACCAGAACGAGCTTCACCGTCATCATTTTCAGAATAGTACGTGACAGGCACATGCTCATCATCATAAGTCAACGTAACAAAATAACTTGATTCATGGTACTGCAATTCAAGCATACAGCGATTAGCCCATTGACGGGAACGCTCAAGACGACAACCAACACAGCGACCGCAAGGAATCTTGAGACGGGCGTTAGGCGGGTAAGATTCCCACTCAGTGGGGCCAGAAACGAATTTAATATCGCGCTTGCCGTTAGAATTCAAGCCAGTACTGACAGCCAACATGGGATGAAAGCAAGACACAATGCAAACACCTCACTTATATTTAATATAATAAAAAAATATTTTATATTTGTCAATATAGTTTTTTTTAGTTTTAATATTTTATACAAGGATATATGTATATTTTAGATAGCTATTTTAAAGTAGTAAATGATAATTTGCGTGTCTTGGTGTCACTCGTGCCCATTACATCAAGAAGAGTAATGGGCACGAGTTCGGCATGCGATACGGCAGCCGAGATTTTATGCAGAAAAGAGACTGCATACCATTTTGGCAAGGAGTGCAAAAAGAAGCGTAGCTTGGCGCAGGGGCGCGACTCGCTTCGCTTCCTTTATAAAAGAAATTTTGTTAATTTCAAACAAAAAACGCTTGACCAGGCAACCGGATAAAACCGACAAAATGCACAAAGACAAGATCAAAACTCACCTAAAACCGCCAACACGATTTTTATCTTTACCAAACTTCTTAGTACCAAAGAAACCAGTACGCTTATTAGCAGCATCAAGGATACCGGGTAAACGATTAGCAATCATGCCGATCAAAGACGAAGTTTCACCACGTCCAAAATCATTAAGCTGCTTATAGGACATATCAGAACCGTAACGAGAAGCAGCCGCGGCCTGATCAGACGCATAACGAGACGCAGAGGAAGCCAAAGACGAACCAAACATAGAAGCAGCAGCCGAACGGTCGGAACCATAACGGGAGGCCTCATAACTACGATCAGAATGATAACGAGAAGCAGACGCGCTCGTATCAGCACCATAACGGGAGGCACTGGCGGCGATCTCAGAAACAATTCTTTCCATAGCAGTATACTTATCAGCAACGGCTTCCTGTGTCTTAGCGTTGATATTAGCGGCCTCTATTTGAGTCTGAGCAGAAAGAATAGACCCAAGTAGATTAGCAATAGCACCATTAGCGGAAGTATCCGTTTCACCTTTAGCACCTTGAGAAGTAACACCTTGAGCAGTAGCACCAGAGCCAACGGAAGCACCATTGCCATTCATAGCTGACAAAACAGGATTAAGACCAGCAGCCATAAGATCACGCACTTCACGCTGATGAGCAGTATTTGATAGCATTTCCTGCCAGTTACGATTCTTAGCGGCCTCGCTCTGATTAAAAGCCATAGCCTTAGCATTCTGCTGTTCCTGCCATTCGCGCTGTATTTGAGCCTGTCCAGCAGACCAAGCATTATTTGCTTGAGCAATACCCTGCATTTGTGCGATCTGATTCGCACCAGTATTCAAAGCCTCGGAAAAATAAGACATGTAAAACTCCTTTCAAAAAAGTGGGGGGCAACTGCCCCCCACTACAGCATGATATTTAGTGATGGTCAATAAGGCCGGGGACGGAATACAGCGGCATCGGACGTGTAGCGCGGTTAGAAACATAGATATCAGCAAAAAGCTGGTCAGACACAGAAGACTTGACAGCAAGAACACGATCAACAGTATTCTTATCCTCACGAATCCAACTATCAGACAGTGACGGAAGACTCTCATAATCGTCCGCCAAATGCCAAACATCAAGAGACAGTTCATAAGCAGAACGCATTTCACCAGTTACGCGATTAGGCTTATAACGATAATCAGACCAAGCTTCTTGATAGCCAAAAACTTCATTGTCCTTTGCGGTACCCTGCGCAAAAATTTCCTTATTAAGCACAGCCTGCTCGCCAATGTTAGCAAAGACCGGCCAATAGTAATCAAAGCGCGTCTTACGAGACCAATGACGCTCAATACCCTGCTGATAGGTATGATCATAGCGAGCAACCATAACACCGATGATATAACCGTGCTCAGTAAAGGACTTAATAAAATCATGGTTAGAGTCCGTAGTCTGAGACATACCGACAACAGTACCCTGCGGAGTATCAGCACCGGCACCGGTACCGGACTGCTGAATGACTTGGTTAACGTTGATCGGCACACGATTACCACCGAGATACTCGGGACGCTGCAAGCGAGCATCAGGAGAAGTCACACCGAAATGAGATTTGAGCACCTCAATATAACGAGTACCGCCACGCGCATCACGCTCATAAAGCTTTTGAATCTGGAATGCCATACGAAGTTGGTTAATGGTAGCAACAACAGCATTGCCAGAATTGATAGCCCAAAGGTTAGACGGAGCAACAGCCCAATTACCAAGCGAACCACCGGAAATACCGGAAGTATCAGTAACAAAACCAGGTCGAGTACCAGTAAAAGTACCATTCATACCAAGAACAGTAGAACCGCCATTTTCAGACCAATTAGAAGAACCAAGAACACCAAGACGGAGACCCTCAGCAAAAGAAGATGAAGGAGAATCAACCGCTTTTGTAACAACCGGCAAATCATCCTGAGAAGCAACCTTTAACGTAACATCAGGGCCTTTCTGCGGGCTGGGGAGACAGCTCGTGAAATAGTCGTGATACTTGGCAGCGATATAAGGCAAACCGCCTTTAGCACAATCGGTAACAAAGTTACCAGTATTCACACCGGCAACAGTAGCATCATCAACCGGAACAACGAGCGGATCTTGCAAATTCTGATCGCGGAACCACTCGTTCATAACGAGAGCATACGCACGGAACGGAAGAGCGGACACGCTCAGACCGCCAACACCTGTAGGCAAGCCGAAATAATCAGCAAGAGTACCAACAGACCAACCAGCGGAAGGCGAAGTAATCTGAGGTACAGAATACTCAGTAGTGGGTATCCACGCGCTTTCAGTGTTTTCACCGTTAAACTCCTTCCAGTGATTCCAAACAAGCCGGTTAGGAACAAAGAAAAAATACGAATCAAGGTAAACATTGTCCATCATCGGTGTAAGCAGAGTCTGCATACGCACAACTTTCGAAGTACGTACATTGAACGTATCGCCGGGAAGAACCTCTTCGAGGAAGAAAGGGACAATATCACCGACATTGAAAGAGGTCTTGACAGAAGACGAACGATCAAACGTCGAACGAGACATATCAATGCGAGTGGGATTCAGCGCAAAATGCGATTCAACATTACGATTCATTCTTGATCTCCTTTACAACATCAGGCTCAACCTTCACAGATGGGGTCTCGGACTCTACCGGCGCAGAGCTTTCAAAGCCCATCTTAGACAACCAATCATCAGTACCAGACTGAGCTAAAAACTGCTCAAAAGAACAGTCAAACTTCTGGCGAATCTCAAGCGGAAGAGCCTTAAACATCTCTTCGGCCTGATTGATACGATTAAGCGCATCGGCCATATTCTTAGGAAAATCGGACACATCTGCATAAAAGCCTTGAGCCTTATTAAGGGCTTCCACGTCACCATTGGAGAAGCGGGCGAGGATAACGTTGAGATCAACCGAATCGCGAAAAGACTGGATATAGTCATACAGATTCTCTTCACCTTTCTTCTCAAGAATAACACGACCGTTCGCGTCATACTTACCGCCGTAAAGCACCTTAACGGGTGAACCAGGATTAGCGGCGATGCGATTATGCGGAGTATACTGGGTATCAAACATCTTTATCACAAGCCTCCTTCAAATCAGCAAAAGCATCTTCCTGATCAACAAACCGTCCGTCAACACAACCGTAAGGAGCGGCAAAACGGTCATAGAAGATATCAAGGAGATCATCGATAAAATCGAGAAGACGCTCCTTAGTAAAAGTCTTACGGACAAAAGCGACAAAAATAGAGATAAGCTTATCTTTCATTGCGCAGCACCTCCGAAGCATCAGCGATGAGAATAGGACTGATCACGGGATCGATACCTTTATCGGTATCGAAGTTCGCAACCTTGAAAAGGGAAAAATCATTGGGACAATCATGCATGATAGAATCAGGCTGATTCACAGCATGCGCGAAGTTACGAAGAGCAGCGGGGTCGCCCTGCTCAAGCACAGGGGTCATAAAGCCGGTTTTGGCGTCCTTAATAGAATAAAGTCCAAGTTTCATTCAATTTTCCTCACTTTCATAACAAGGCCAAACATCATCATCAAAAACAAGAACAGGAGAATCACAAATAATCACAGTCTAATACCTCCACGAAAAATTTTAGGGTCGATGTTGATCTTCTTGCTGTGAGCAGCGGTGCGACGAAAAATTTTGTTGTCCAAAATAGGCTTAGTCTTCTTGCGCATTTTTACAACTTCCTTTCAAGAGATTTTATGCGAGCCATCAAAGCAGCCTCTTCAACTGCCAGACGGTCAGGCTCAATAAGGGACGTTTGCAGGGACTTGTTGTGAGCATCTACCAGAGCAGCATGCTGACGCTTGGCCTTTATCTTAGCCATCTGATCGGGATTATCGAGATCAAAAAGCCGGTCATAATACCGAGGCGGGCGAAATTTCAACTGACCTTTATCAGTCGGAAGATTGATATATTCATACTGATACAAGTCAGGATGATCAACGTAATACTGATATGCAATACCAGGCTTACGAGACATACGCACAAATTCAGGCTCAATGTTAAAACGCTCATATACCTCAGCACCTTCACCAAGGGCTTTCTTCATAATATATCGGGCAGTATATGCGCAAGTCTCCCATGTCACGGCACCTACCACAACATAGCCGAGACCCCAACACTTAGTAAGAGAATCACTAATGAAATAATCATAGTTTTGGGGGCTACGTTTGTAGGGTCGCAGATCGTTGAGAGTGAGTCCAAAAATAATTGCGTGATAATGAGGGCGATAAGTAGTAGAGCCATACTCGCCACAGGCAAAGAAGCGTAAACGCTCATTAGAATGTTCCTTTCTCAAACGTTTCATAAAAAGCTGAAGATCACGAGCGCGAAGCGTCAAACCAGAACGAGCTTCACCGTCATCATTTTCAGAATAGTACGTGACAGGCACAT